CGGCAAAAGTACGGCATGACCCCGCAACAATGGCGCAAGATGCAGAAAAGCGCAGAGCACTCTGAATAAGGTGCTCTGCGCTTTTCTCTTAATCTTCTAGCCCATGGCTCCCGGTTACGTTTTTCAAGTATTCTTCTAGATTGCCGTTCAGAATCAAATCGGCGTAGCCCAGCGGGTCATTGTAGATGAGATAATCTAACTCTGCCCTCTGCGCCATAGTCACATCCAGCGCATCCTCGACCCCGGTGCAGTCAATGGAGATTTTTCTCCCGTCCCGGAGCAGCAGTTCCACGCACCCGGTGTCCATGTTGAAATGGCAGGCTCTTGCATCGTACTTCATAATCATACTCTCCAAATCTTGTGATTGCCTTACGGTCTATGACAAGGCATCGGAGTTTTGCGCCGTCCACGGGAGCCTTCATTCTCAAACCCGAAGAAAACGAAAAATCCGAACCCTTCTCCAATCGGAAACAGGTTCGGATTTTTCTTGTTTGGTGGGCGCGGGTGGATTCGAACAAGAAATCTTTTAACACGCCCAGATTATCATGTTGTTTTTGCTTGGAATCATGCGGATTTTCGGACACTTAGCTTTCGACTTCCCGGAACCAGTCCGCCGTTCTAGCGATAAAAACGGGTTACAAAGTGGGTTATTTTGTACGCGGAGAATACTCTGCCAGAGCATCTGAAACGGCCATTGCTGCCGTGTCAGCCCTGCCGTCAACAGCATGGCTGTACCAGCCGTAAGTATCCATACTTTTGCTGTGCCCTACCATGCGGCGCAGTTCTGCCGGGGACACGGCATCCTCGATGATGCTCACAAAGGTGTGCCGCAGCTCGTACAGACTGACCGGCGGGTCAATGCCGTTGCTGCGCTGGTAAAACTGCCAGTAGTTATAGAGGCTGTGCTCATTCTCCAACAGGAAGATTGAATCATCTCCCCGAAGAGGCCGCTCCTCTTCAAAGGCCCGCTGCTGCAGCTGAGCGTGGAGTTCCGCAGCCGCCAGCGGATGCAAGACCACCGTGCGGATAGCATTTTCGTTCTTGCCGTGTGTTTCCTCATCAAAGGTATTGATAGCCCGGCCAATGTGAATCCGGTCTCCGTCCAGATCGCCTACGCGCAGCCCCAGCAGCTCCCCGGGGCGCAGGCCGGTCAGGACCGCAAAGCGGTATGCATGGATATTGGCATCCTGTTCAACCTTGCCACGGACGATGCGTGTATCTACAGAAAGCAGAACCCGCAGCGCGTCCGGCTGAAGGATCTTTCGGCCCTTTGGACGTGCTCCCCTGGGTACCGTGAGCCCCTCGTCCTCTGGCCGCAGGGCGGTGTATTTGTGCTGCCTTGCCCATTTCACAAAGCTGACTTCAACCGCCCGGATTCCCTGTAATGTTTTCTTAGAGAGGTTTCCCCTGCTCTTTCGAGTGGCCTGCGGGTTCATGCTGCCTTCCTTGTATGCCCGATTCAGCACATCCTGCAGCATTCCCGTATTCAGGTCACCGATCCGGCGGTCGCCCACCACTGGCAGGATGTAGTTCTGTCCGAACTTTTCCACCTGCTGGGCATAGCTTGTGCCGGCGGTGGCCCGCACCGAGATCAGATACTCTTTCCAGACCTCCGAGCAGCGCTTGGTGGTGCTACAGATGCCCTCATCCAGCCAGGCATCCGCTTTTGCATTTGCTTCCCGCTGGCCGGTACGGCCCGGCTTTGCACTGGTGAACGTCTTGCGCACGCCGTCCTTCTGCACCTTGATCTGCCAGCGGTTCTGGTTCGGCAGCCACTGGGCGGTGTTGGTTCGCATTCCCATAAAAAATACCTCCTTTGGGGTACACTTTGACAAGCCCGCCCAAAAGAGGTATAATCGCATTGCTTGAGTGTGCGATGACCTCCTTTGGAGCGAGCCGCTTATCTTAACTCCCTCGGTGTTCCAGCACCGGGGGAGTTTTTTTATTGCTGCCCGTCAATATTCCAGCATGGGCAGGCTTTTTTTATTTTTGAGCCAGATCAAACAGATATGCGCTTGCTTCTCCAAGCTCAGACTTCTGGCCGTCTGTCATGTAAGGCAAATACGGCTCAAATGCCTGATGGTATTTTTCGGCCCAGTTCTGTTTTGCCTTTGCTGTTTTCAGGCCCTCGATTTTTGCCTGATACTTTTCTTCTGTTCGATGAATGATTTCCTTTACAGCATCATCCCGGAAGCTAAGGCTGCGATACTTCTTCAAATCAGCTGTAGCGCTTACCGGGGCACCATATTTTTTGCACTCTTCAAGTTCCATCAAACGGCCAACGCAAAAATCGTATCTCGTAAAGAAGGTATCCGGTTCAGTAGTCGTCTGAAGGATTTTTGCGCTCTCCTGAGCCTGTTTCAAAAACTGTGGAGCCAAGACCCTTGCATTTGCGCGAGAATCAACAAGGCCAGTCTGCCCCATCCATTCAGGATTAGGAGAGTAGAGCTGTGCAGGTTCATTCACTTCGCTTGTGCTTTCTTCTGTCGCGCAACTCTGATTTGTAATGCATGCCGTTCTCGGGCGCGTAATTGCGTTGAATGCCATAAAGATCAAAACCATTACAAGAAACGGTATTGCAAAGAAGAAAAATAAAACCAGCAGAAGCATTCCTGTTGTTTCTGTTGCCGCATCCTTTCCAACCAGACACATAGTCGGAAGAATTGCCCCCACAACACACGAAGCAATCAGTTGTTTATTCGTAAGACTGGTTCTTTCCAAGTTGCCTGAGGCTGCGCTGAGATCCTGTCGAGTCCGTCCTCGTTTAGTCTGACCGAAAGCCGCACGCGAGACAGCGTTGGTTGTCCTGGTCACACTTCTATCAAAGGACCTCATGGCCTGGGCATACTTTTTGGAATACCCAACAGATTTTCTATTTGACATGGCAGACTTCCTCCAACATCAGATATCCCGGCAGAGCCCAACGGCCTTGCCTTCAATGACAACGGCATTCATATCTTCCCGGCTGAGGATAATGCTGCTGAAAGCCGGATTCTCCGGCCGCAGTTCAATGAAGTTCTCGTGCAGATAGACATGCTTCAGGGTAGCCTCTTCCCCGATCCGCACAGCAGCGATCTCGCCGTTCTCCACCTCTGGCTGGCTGCGAATCGCCACCAGATCACCATCGTGGATGCGGGGTTCCATGCTGTCGCCCTTGCAGGTCAGTGTAAAGGTGGAGTGCCAGCGGGAAGGCACGCACACCATTTGCTCGATGTTCTCTTCTGCTGTGATGGGCGTACCGCAGGCGATCCGCCCTACAAGCGGCACCACATCCATGGCTGGCATCGGCTCAAAGCCCGGCGGAACGGTAGGTTCTCTGGATGCAGCCGGGGCGGGCTGTTCCTCCCAGCCCATCAGATAGGCGGGAGACACTCTCAGCCGTTTTGCAATGGCATCTACTTTATCTGTCGGTATGTTTGTTACAATGTTATTCTCATACTTATATACAGCTTGCTTTGATACGCCAATGTAGTCAGCAAGCTCCTGCTGGGTTACGTCTTGCTCCTGACGCACCTGTCGAATGCGATCACCTACAGTCACCATGAGCACCTCCTTTAATATCTATAGTATAGCAGATAAACTGACGGTTTACAATATTTTTAATCGAATTACCAGAAATAACTTGACAGGTTACAGATATGGTGTTATTATACTCGTAACCTCACAAGTTACATCGAGGTCGTTTGGAGGTGAAAACGTGGTAAATGTCAATTTACTCAAGTCGTACATGGTCAGAGCGGGTTACACCCAGAAAAAATTGGCTCAAGAGCTCGGGATTTCGGAGCAAACCTTAACTCGCAAGCTCAAGAAACGTGTCTTTGGCACGGACGAAGCCTCAAAGATTGTAGAGCTTTTAAGTATCGACAATCCGCAGGCTGTATTTTTCGGCCACTGAGTAACCTGTGAAGTTACATCAAAGGAGGTGAACAACGTGAAAATCGAAATTGTTGGCAAGCCCAAAGAAATTGCCGCTCTTGTATTAGCGGTACAAGAGCGGCAATCGCAGGTTGTAAACCAGTTAGCACTTAGCCCCGTTTACAACACATCCCGGACGCAGAACAACACTTCCCAAAGCAATTTGACACACAAGCGGGTTATTGAGGATTCGGGCGAAGCGGATTCGGCAGTACATTCGCAAAGCTTATCTGAGTTTGGGGCGATTGGTGCGCACACCATGCAAACTGAACGTTATAAATAAACTTTGTGAATTGGCAGGGTCGGAAGTTGAACTAAGTATTCCAGTTGCGGCGTTTGTGTGCGTTCACCAGCCCAATAGGCGTATAAGTGATCATAAAACTCTGCTACCGAAAAGTCTACTTTCCAATAATCGCCATTCCAAAGCAAATCCATTCCGCCAAATAAAAGTGACGCATCATAAACGGGCGTATCGTCAGGAGCTTCAAATTCAAATATCTGTTGAGCATTTTTTCGCAGAAGCTCCCAATCAGATCCCTGCAATGAACCTAGAGCAAAAAAAGATGTCAGGCGTGATGGAGCATCTGGAAAATTGTGCTGCCGAATCATTTCAAGAGCCAATTCAATGCTTTTGCTGCGAGAAAACCTGATGTCTTGATCAAGTTCATTTGCTCGTATTAAAGAAAATCCATCGTAGGAAAGTTCTCGGCACAATTTAAAATTTAGTCGCGTGTCCAGATAATACTCGCCATGGTGGGACAGTCCATTTTGAAATGATTTCACAAAATGAGAGTTCCGCACAGAGTTGCTGAGTTCGGAGAGCGGTTTGAGTTCAATTCTTTGCCCATCCGTCAGTGTTCTTAATCTATCAATGTGATACAATTTCATAATTTCACCTTCCTTCTGCCCAAGTATACCGCAGAAGGGAGCCATCAACAAGGAGATGAAAACCATGAAGAAGCCTTACCTCAAGCTCCGCCGTCTCATTGAGGACGAGGGGCTGGAAATTCAAGAACTGGCAGAGCGAACCAGTATTCCCCGCAGTACCTTATATGAGCGTGTCAACATGCCAGAAAACGCCGGAAAGTGGAGCTGGAAAGAAATTGTCGCCATCTGTACCGTGCTGCACATTCAGCCCGAAAAAATCGGGGAGTATTTCTTCCCGGCAATCGCAAAGGAGGAAAAGACCGCATGAAACCTTACACCCTTGCATCCGAGCGGGCCGCAGCGCCCACTGGATGCGCGTACATCGCACCGCTGTTTTGGAACAAGTGGTTCCGTTGGGACGGTAGTCAGGCATCTGGCTGCTACCAGCTGGGCGGACAAATCAAGGATGAAAGCCACACCGGGCTGCAGATTTTTGCTGATGGCGAATGGCACCCGGTCATCGGATGGGCATTGGACGACTGCAGACCCGCAGTCAATTGTCTTCAGGAGGTAGGAGCATGAATATCAGCCCGAACGCTCAGTTAAAAATCCAGCTGGGGAAGGATGGGAACCCCAAGATTTATGCCTGCGGTACAGAGATGGAACAGAAAGCCCTTTGCGCCGCTCTGATTGCCGGGATTTGCATAGATCAAAGAAATCCGGAAGCATTGCTCAGCATAGTGACTACTGCCGCAGACCTCATGGACAGAATGGAGGAATCCCCCAATGAAGATTAAATCCCGCGTCTGGTACTGGCTGGCTGCTGCCAGCGGTGCTGTAAGTCTGCTGTACGGCATGGGCATCGAGGGCGGTGCACAGCTGGGCAGCTCCATCTCTGACAGCCAGTTCGTCACGGTCCTGTGCCTGGTTCTGGCAGCGGTAGCGTTCCTGCGGCTGGGCTTTGCCGCCCAGGACCGTGAACAGAATGCCCGCCGCTATGGCCGCGTTGACCGCACCCACGCCCGCACCGAAGAGCCGGAGTACCGGCAGAACCGGAGGGGCGCATGAAAACGAAACGTCTGAAGAAGCTCCTGATGGGCATGAGCCTGAGCCGCAATCAGGCAAATCACATGGTCAAGGACCAGCGAGCCACCGGCTCCCCACGGGTCAGCAATGCAATCTATTACTATTATGCCAAAAGGTACATCTCCGAGTTAACGCCGGACTGGTTACCGCTTATCGAAAGCTTTGTACTCGGAAACGCAGAAGAGGATGCCGAGGACATCAACAAAAATGAGCCCGCCCGTGCTGGTAACGCGGACGAGCCCAAAGGGTGATGGAATTCACAAGCCCCATCACCCTTGATGATATCACATCAGAAAGGATTTTACAAATGAAAGGTATTTTAGCCGAACCGGGCAAGGCCCCGGTGATCACATCCCTGCCCGACAGCCTGTGGGCCATTGAGAACCGGCTGGGAACTCCCTGCGAGATGATCGTGATGCCCCGCACCCCGGCGGTGCTGTTCGTGGGCCGGTACGATGGTCCCATCCAACCCGCCAGTCTGCTCAACCGGAAGTACCGAGGCCGCCAGCTTTACGGGCCTATCCTCTGCTACGGATGGAAGGGCAACAACATCCAGCCCATGAACAAGGATGTACAGACCGAGATGCTGGACCGCCTGAAGGGCACGGAGGTAAGGGTATGATCATCAGCCAAAACAGCAACGATGTTTACTACGCCTATACCCGTGGGCGCTTCTGGCGCTGGGACGAATCCGCACGGGTCTGGAAGGAAAGCCATCTGCTGGCACAGAAGTTCGGCAAAGCCAAGACCGCTGAAAAGCGGCTGACCCCGGAAGCGTTTCTGACCAGCGACGAGTTCATCCCCATGGACGACTACGAGCTTCCGCAGTCGATGCTGACGGCCCTCAGGGAGGCCAAGCCCTGCAAGAATGCACCGGTAGACCCGGTGGAAGAGGAGCCGGAAGTCCCCGGAACCCAGACGGCACAGGAAAAGCCCCTGACCACCGTGCCGGATGCGATGCGCCCGGCGTTCGATTATTCCGGCCTGACCGACCAGACCGTGGAAGACCTGCATTTTGCGGAGACCGAATACCGCCACGGCAAGCAGATGGCCGAGCGCGGCCTTGTCCACATGGGCAATGCCATTGCCGCTGCCCATGATGCGCTGTGCGGCACCGTTGTCGCACAATGCGACAACGGTAAGTTCGCCAAAAAAGAAGATACCTTCCGGGCGTGGTGCGTGTCCATCGGCATCACCAAGGATACCGCTTACCGGCTGTTGCAGGTCTCGGCACTGCTGGACGGAAGCAGCCCCCGCCAGCAGAAGATCCTGAAGGAGCTGTCTCCCACTCTGCTGTATGCCGTGGCAAAACCCAGCGCCCCGGCAGAGCTGGTGGAGCAGGTTAAGAGTGGTGACATCACCACCAACAAGCAGTATCAGGAAGCCCTTGCCCAGATCAAAGCCGAGAAAGAGCGCGCCGATGCTGCCGAGACTGAGCGGGACAAGCTGCTGGGTGCCCAGAATCGGGCTGCTTGGGCGGAAAGCCACATCCAAGATGTCGAAGCCCAGCGGGATGCCGCCCTTGCGGATGTTCAGGGCCTGACCGAGCAGAACGCCAAGCTCCAGCAGAGCTACCACGATGCAGACGAGAGCCGCATTGCGGCCAACCTCCAGCGCCAGAAAGCCGAAGCTGAACGCGACAGGGCCGAAGCCCGCGCTAAGGACGCGGAGAACCAGCTTGCAGGCTCCCGGCAGGTGGCCGAAGCGGCCAAGCTCCGGGGCGACAAGCTCAAGGCCGAGAATGACGCACTCAAGAAGCAGCCCATCACCGCGGTGGTGGACAAGGAAGAGGTGGAGCGTCAGGCCAGGGAAATGGCCGCCGAGATGACCGCCGACCTGCGGGCACAGCTGGAACAGGCCGCTTCCGGCAGTGAACAGGATGCCCACAGCTCCTATGACAACGTGCTGCTGGCCGACCGCTCTTTCCAGAACATCGGCAAAATGGTAGTTCCGTCCCTCCGCAGGCTTCCGCCCGAACAGCGGGAGCAGCTGACCAATATGCTCGTTCACACACTCGGACAGATCCAAGGGGAGGTATCCAGATGTCTGTAACCATCACGGCCCTTGAGGCCGAAAACGTCAAGCGCATCAAGGCCGTTGCGCTCACCCCCGCCCCCACCGGGCTCACCCTCGTGGGCGGCAACAACAATCAGGGCAAGACCAGCGTGCTGGATGCCCTTGCCTGGGCGCTGGGCGGCGACCGCTTCCGCCCCAATGCCGCACAGCGGGACGGGGCCGTGGCTCCCGCCCATCTCAAGGTCACCCTTTCCAATGGAGTGATCGTGGAGCGCAAGGGCAAAAACAGCACCCTGACCGTTACCGACCCCACCGGGCGGCGCAGCGGCCAGCAGCTGCTCAATGCCTTTATCGAGCCGCTGGCCCTTGACCTGCCCCGTTTCATGGAAGCATCCGACAAGGAGAAAGCGGACATCCTGCTCCGCATCATCGGCATCGGCACCGAGCTGCACGTCCGGGATCTTGAGATCAAGTCTCTGTACGACAAGCGCACCTTCACCGGCCAGCTGGCCCAGCAGAAAAAGCACTTTGCCGAGGAGCTGATTTCCTACCCCGATGCCCCGGAAGAACCGGTCAGCGCCTCCGACCTCATCCGTCAGCAGCAGGAGATCCTGGCCCGCAACGGCGAGAACCAGCGCCTGCGGCAGAACCTTGCCGGGCTGGAAGAGAAAGCCCGTGTGCTGGCAGATCGCCGCACGCAGCTGGAACAAACCCTTGCGCTGCTGGTGAAGGAGCAGGACGAAGTAAATGAATCGCTTTGCACGGCCCGGAAATCTGCCGAGAACCTGCAGGACGAATCCACCGCAGAGCTGGAGGCATCCATCCGGGGCATCGAGGAGACCAACCGCAAGGTCCGGGCCAACCTGGAAAAGTCCCGCGCCGAGGATGAAGCGGCCCGGTATGCCAGCGACTACGACAAGCTCACCGAAGCCATCACCCAGAAGCGGGCTGACCGCATGGCCCTGCTGAACGGTGCCGACCTGCCCCTACCTGAGCTGAGTGTGGAGGACGGTGCCCTTACTTATAAAGGAAAGCACTGGCGGGATATGTCCGGCAGTGACCAGCTGCGGGTAGCCGCCGCCATCGTCCGCCGCCTGAACCCGGACTGCGGTTTCGTGCTGCTGGACAAGCTGGAGCAGATGGACATGACCACCCTGACCGAGTTTGGCCGCTGGCTGGAAGCCGAGCACCTGCAGGCCATCGCCACCCGGGTCTCCACCGGCAGCGAGTGCCAGATCATCATTGAGGACGGCATGGTAAAGGATGCCGAGCCGCCTGTCACCGAAAAGCCCCAGCCCAGGAGCTGGACGAAAGGAGCGTTCTAAATGAGCAAGTATGCCATCACCGCCGGGGTGCAGGATTCCCCGGTCAAGACCGTGCTGTATGGCCCCGAGGGCATCGGCAAGAGCACCTTTGCCTCCCACTTCCCGGACCCGGTGTTCATCGACACTGAGGGCGGCACCAAGCGGCTGAACATCAAGCGCCTACCCCAGCCCACCAGCTGGGCCATGCTGCTGGACGAGGTAGCCGAGGTGCGCAGGGGAAATATCCCCTGCGGCACGCTGGTCATTGACACCGCCGACTGGGCCGAACGGCTGGCCATTGATGCCGTCTGCACCAAGGCCAAGGTGGACGGGCTGGAGGGCTTTGGCTACGGCAAGGGCTACACCTACCTGAAAGAGGAGTTCGGCAAGCTGCTGGACGCGCTGGAAGAGGTGCTGAACACCGGACACAATGTTCTGGTCCTTGCCCACGCGGCCATCACCAAGTTCGAGCAGCCGGACGCTGCTGGCTCCTACGACCGCTGGACCATGAAGACCACCAAGCAGGTGGAACCGCTGATCCGGGAGTGGTGCGATATGCTGCTCTTTGTCAACTACCAGACCGTGGTGGAAAAGAGCAGCAGCGCCCCCAACGCCAAAAACAAGGTCACCGGCGGCCGCCGGGTCATGTACACCACCCATCACCCCTGCTGGGATGCCAAGAACCGCTTCGGTCTGCCCGACGAGATGCCTTTTGATTACGCCGGTATCGCCGCCTGCATCCCCGGCACCGCACCTGCGCCCGCACCAAAGCCGAGGTCGGAACCGCGCCCCCAGCCGGAAGCCGACATCCTGCCCGCGCCCGCCCCGCAGCCGGAACCGCCCGCCGAGACGGTGCCACAAGCTCTGCTGGTGCCCGACCTGATTGCACTGGGCGTGCCGGAAAAGCTGGCTCCCCTGATGAGCGCAAACAACGTCACGCCGGAGGAGCTGCAGGCTGTGGTGGGCAAGCGGGGCTATTTCCCCGAGGATATGTCCATCCGAGACTATCCGGCCGATTTCGTAGAGGGCTGTCTGGTGGCCGCATGGCCCCAGGTGCTCCAGATGGTACTGGACAGCCGTGACCTGCCGTTTTGACAATTGAAAGGAGAACTTACTTATGAATGACATGAACACCGACCGAGCCCTGAGCTGGGACGACGAATTTACCAACGAGCAGCAGGAGTTCGTGCTCCTGCCCGAGGGCGATTATGCCTTTGAGGTCACCGGCATGGAACGTGCCCGCTTTGAGGGCAGCGCCAAGCTGCCGCCCTGCTCCATGGCAAAGCTGACCCTGAAGATCTTCGGCGGGGCAAAGGGCGACACCACCGTCACCGACCGCCTGTACCTGCACACCAAAACGCAGGGTCTGCTGGGTGCTTTTTTCGAGAGCATCGGCCAGTGCAAGCGCGGTGAGACCTTCCGCCCCCGCTGGAACGAGGTGGTGGGTGCCCGGGGCTGGTGCCGTCTGGGCATCCGGGAGTACACCAAGCAGAGCGGCCCCAACGCAGGTAAGACCGGCCAGAGCAACGAGGTCACCCGCTTCCTGCCGCCGCCGGAGCCTAAGGCCGCACCCGCTCAGGGCTGGACACAGGGGGCATTCTGATGGCGAACATCCAATCCCTGCGTCCATATCAGCAGGCCGCCCGGGACAACATCCACGCCCAGTGGGAGCAGGGCCGTCTGCGCACGCTGCTGGTGCTGCCCACCGGCACCGGCAAGACCATCGTGTTCGCCTCCGTTGCCGCCGATCAGGTGCGTGCCGGGGACCGGGTACTTATCCTGGCCCACCGGGGCGAGCTGCTGGAACAGGCAGCCGACAAGCTCCAGCGTTCCACCGGCCTTGTCAGCGCCGTGGAAAAGGCAGAGTCCACCTGCCTGAACAGCTGGTTCCGGGTGGTGGTGGGCAGCGTGCAGACCCTGCAGCGCCCCGCCCGGCTGGAACGCTTTCCCCGGGACTACTTCGGAACCATCATCATTGACGAGGCCCACCACGCCATCACCGACGGCTACCGCCGCATCCTGGACTACTTCGAGGGTGCAAAGGTGCTGGGCGTGACCGCTACCCCTGACCGCGGCGACATGCGGAACCTGGGCGAGGTGTTCGACAGCCTGGCCTATGAGTACAAGCTGACCGATGCCATCAAAGAGGGCTATCTGTGCAAAATCATGGCACAGACAATTCCCCTGCAGCTGGACATCTCCGGCGTGGCCCTCAGCGGCGGCGATTACGCCGTGGGAGAACTGGGCACGGCGCTGGACCCATATCTGGAGCAGATCGCCGCCGAGATGGTGCAGCGGTGCAGGGACCGCAAGACGGTGGTGTTCCTGCCCCTCATCAAAACCAGCCAGAAGTTCCGGGATCTGCTCAACGCCAAGGGGTTCCAGGCCGCCGAGGTCAACGGCCAGAGCGCCGACCGCAAGGAAGTGCTGGCCGACTTCGATGCCGGGAAGTACAACGTGCTCTGCAATTCCATGCTGCTCACCGAGGGCTGGGACTGCCCCAGCGTGGACTGTGTGGTAGTGCTGCGGCCCACCAAAGTGCGCAGCCTGTACAGCCAGATGGTGGGGCGCGGCACACGTCTGGCCGAGGGCAAGACCGACCTGCTACTCCTTGACTTTCTGTGGATGACCGACAAGCACGAGCTCTGCCGCCCGGCAGACCTTGTGTGCGAGGACAGGGCCGTGGCCCGGCAGATGACCGAAAATCTGGCAGAGACCGGTGCGCCCGAGGACATCGAGGAAGCCGCCGCCCAGGCCTGCGAGGACGTGGTGGCCCAGCGGGAAGAGGCCCTTGCGAAACAGCTGGCCGAACAGCGCCGCAAAAAGGCAAAGCTGGTGGACCCGCTCCAATACGAAATGAGCATTCAGGCTGAGGACCTGTCCGGCTATGTGCCGGCCTTTGGCTGGGAAGCCGGGCCGCCCACCGAACAGCAGACCACCGCCCTCGAAAAGCTGGGCATTCTGCCGGATGCGGTGGAATCGGCAGGCAAGGCCAGCCTTTTGCTGGACCGGCTGCACAAACGCCGGGACGAAGGCCTCACCACACCAAAACAGATCCGCTGTCTGGAAAAATACGGCTTCCAGCATGTGGGCACATGGAGTTTTGAGCAGGCCAAACACATGATCGACCGCATTGCGGCCCAGGGCTGGCGGGGTGTGCCCAAGGGTGTTACCCCAAGCACCTATACGCCGCCCGCCCCGCCTGAAACACCCGCATGGGATGTATGGTAACGCAGATGAATGATGAGATCGAACTCAAAGAAGCATTGGACTTCATTTCCCCGGCCTCCCTGACTTATGAGGAGTGGACGATGGTGGGCATGGGCCTCAAGGAAGCGGGCCTGCCCGTCACCGTCTGGGAAGCATGGAGCGCCCGGGACGGGGGCCGCTACCACAAGGGCGAGTGCGCCCGGAAGTGGGAGAGCTTCCACGGCAGCACAAAGCCTGTCACCGAGAGCAGCATCTTCCAGCTGGCCTACAGCCACGGATGGAGCGGCCCCGCGGGCCACGCGCTGGACTGGGGCGACGAGCTCACCACCGGCTCCTCCAGAACGGAGGGGCAGCTGGTGGACCCCCGGTGGGTGGAATCCCACGACCTGGCTCTGCCTGAGCAGTGGGACCCAGTTGACCAGCTCAGGCGCTACCTGCAGGCCCTTTTTGAGCAGGACGAGCACGTGGCCTATGTAACCGAGAGCTTCATGGCCGACGACCGCCGCCGCCCCACCAGAGGCTGCTGGGACCGCACCTCAGGCCAGCTCATCGCAGAGCTGGACACCTGCGGCGGGGACATCGGCAAGGTGGTGGGCGACTGCGACCCCGAGGTGGGCGCGTGGATCTGCTTCAATCCGGTGGACGGAACGGGCCGCAAGGATGCCAATATCACCGCCTACCGCTATGCTCTGGTGGAATGCGACAACATGGATCTGGGCAGACAGCAGGCCATCATCAAGCAGCTGGAGCTGCCCTGTGCCGCCCTGGTCTACTCCGGCGGCAAGAGCGTCCACGCCATCGTCAAGGTGGATGCCCCGGATTACACCGAATACCGCAAGCGGGTGGATTACCTCTATGCCGCCTGCCAGAAGAATGGTCTGACCCTCGACCAGCAGAACCGCAACCCCAGCCGCCTTTCCCGGATGCCTGGCATCCTGCGCGGCAGTCAGCGGCAGACCCTGCTGGAGACCAACATCGGCAAAAGCTGCTGGGACGAGTGGCGGGACTGGCTGGAAGCTGAGACCGATGAACTACCAGATTGGCACACTAGCAAAGACTTTTCCGACATCCGCCCATTAAGAGAACCGCTCATCGAAGATGTTTTGCGAAAGGGCCACAAGATGATGATTGCTGGTCCTTCAAAAGCTGGCAAGAGCTTTGCTTTGATTGAACTGTGCATCGCCATAGCAGAAGGCACTACATGGATGGGACGTTTTCGTTGTGCACAGGGAAAAGTCCTCTATTTGAACTTAGAGCTTGACCCTGATTCTTGTATGCACCGTTTCCAAGATGTTTACAACGCACTCGAACTTCGTCCAGATCATTTTGAAAATATCGCTATCTGGGACTTGCGAGGTATTCCTGTGCAACTGGATAAACTGGCACCAAAACTCATTCGCCGAGCCAAGAAACAGGGGTTCATTGCCATCATCTTTGACCCCATCTATAAGGTTCTTACCGGTGATGAAAACTCTGCTGAGCAAATGGCAAAGTTTTGCGGCCAATTTGATAAGGTCTGCCATGAGCTTGATTGTGCTGTTATCTATGCGCACCACCACTCCAAGGGTGCCCAGGGCGGCAAGCGCAGCATGGACCGCGCCAGCGGCTCCGGCGTGTTTGCCCGTGACCCGGATGCCATGCTGGATATGACAGAGCTCACCCCCACCGATGCCATCTTGGAACAGCTCCACAACAAGGCCGCCTGCCGGGTGCTCAAGGCCATGCTGGACAAGCGCGGCCATGCCGATGCCTACAGCCCGGACGATGCCCTGAGCAAAAGCCGGATGCTGGCCATTGCCAAAGAGCACCTTGGCATGGCCGACTTGCGGGCCATCGATGCCCAGATCGCAGCCGCCCAGAAAAAAGCCGACAGCATGACCGCCTGGCGCATTGAGGGAACCCTGCGCGAGTTTGCACGCTTCGACCCGGTGAACCTCTGGTTCGACTACCCCGTCCACAAGCCGGACACCGGCCTGCTGGAGGATCTGCAGCCAGACAGCGATTACAAGTCACTGGGTACCCGGGGCGCATCCAAGCGCTGGGGCAATAAGGACAAAGTCAGCAAGGACAAAAAGGCCGAGCTGGACACCGCCTTTGAAGCCTGCATGATGGATGGCAAGGTAACGGTCTACTCCATGGCCGAATATATGGGGCTGAAACCGGATACTGTACGCCGTCGTTTGAAAGCGGACGGCGGCTTCTGGATCGACGGCGCAGACATCGGCCGCAAAGAACCCGGCAGCGCAGGGTAAATTACAGCCTGCAATATTTTGCTTTACACATAGTACAAAAACGGTAAAATAGCGGCTATCACAAATCCGCATCCGCTTACGGATTTCGGAAAATAGCGGCTATTTTTCCGAATCCGGGACGGAAAATAGCCTATATATAATATACAAAATCCGTCCGTGTGTGATGGGGTATCCCAGAGGATGGGGCGAACACAGCCCCCATCCCTCCGGGGAACCCTCCCCATCACGTTGGCCGAACAAAAAAGAAAGAACGAGGTGAAACGAACGTGCAATTTTTGCCCATTGCTCAATTCTTCCTGCCCATGAAGCCGCCCACCACCACCCACAACGCCAAGGAGCTGCACGCCTACATGAAGGGCGGCAAGCCCTGTGCCGTGCTCCACGACAGCGCCGAACTGAAAGCCGCCCGGGCCAAGCTCCATGCCTACCTGGCACCCCATGCACCGGATCAGCCCGTGCCCGCCGGGAAGCCAGTGCGGCTGGTGGTCAAGTGGTGCTTTTCCCCCGAGGGCCGCCCGGACGGCAGCTGGCGCACCTCCAAGCCTGACACCGACAATCTGGAAAAGGCCCTCAAGGACGAGATGACCCGCCTGCACTTCTGGCACGATGATGCCCAGGTGTGCAGCGAGATCGTGGAGAAGTTCTGGTCGGACCCCTGCGGTGTGTTCGTGCGTGTGGAGGTGTGGGGATGACGGATTACAAAACGGTCAAGGCATGGTTCCAGCAGTGCCGGGACGGCGCTGCCGCCGTGAAGGCCCAGAAGCAGAAGATCCAGCGCATCCGGGATGCTGCCGAGAAATGCACCCAGAGCCTGAACGGAATGCCCACGGGCGGAAGTTCCGGTGATAAGGTCGGAGATGCCGTTGCCCGGCTGGATGCAGAGGAACGGGAGCTGAAGCAGATGGAGCAGCGCCTTGCACTGCTGAAGATGAATGCCACCTGCAGGGCCTACACCGGGGCCGTAGACCCCGAGACCGTCCGGCAGGGTGACTGCATCCGGATGTTTTACATCGAAAATAAGCACCAGCCCGCCATCGTGGAAGCTCTGGGGCTGTGCGAAAATTCCGAGGTCTCAAAGATCATCCGCCGGGGCTGTGAGCGGCTGGCTCTGCTCTGGGATACACTGGAATGATTCCACATCACATCCATCCTGCATCCATGTGCAAAACACCCCATTTGTGATATTCTGGGTACAAGCGGAACCGCGCAAAGCGGTGCGCCGCTTCAAAGCAGCCTCCTGAGTACCTCCATAATGAATTGCTCCTTTTGGACCTTTTGCCGCTTAACAGCATTTTTCTCCTTCTTGTGCTTTGCGGGCTGCTTTCAAAGATCACACTTGCCGTTCCGGGCTGTTCCGGGGCGGCTTTTTTGTACCCTGACAACGAGAGAGGTGGTGACGTGTCGAATGAAAAGAATCTCATTCCGTTCAATGAACGAACGGAGAGCGAACAGAGAGAGATCGCCCAGAAGGGCGGCATTGCATCCGGTGCGGCCCGCCGCCGCAAACGGTCCATGCGTCAGGCGGCTGACTACTACCTGAGCCTGCCGGAGACCGACCGCCGCCGGGTGAATGCCATGCTGCGGGACCAGATTGACCTGGAGGACGTAGACAACCAGATGAGCGTGGTCATGGGCATTGCAACCGCTGCCAAGCAGGGCGATGCCAGGGCAGCCAATGTCCTGCTGAAAATGCTGGGTGAGGAGACCGTACAGGAAGACCCGGGCGCGGATGCTCTGGCAAAGGCCAAGGAGCTGCTGGGAGGTGTGGACAGTGCCATTGACTGAGTTTCAGCAGGAGTACCTGCGCAACTGTTCCCACCGTTGGAACGTCAAGACCGGAGCCACCCGAAGCGGCAAGACCTACCTGGACTGCGCTGTGACCATCCCGAAGCGGATCTGCGCGGCCCGGGGCGAGGGCCTGCTGGTGCTCATGGGCAACACCCTGGGCACACTGGAGCGCAACGTGCTGTCCCTGATGCGGGAGCTCTGGGGCCCCGACCTTGTAGGTGTGATCCGCACCTCGGCAGCAGGCAACGTGGTGCAGCTGTTCGGCAAGAAGGTCTACGTCCTCGGCGCTGACAACAAGAAACACATCGCCCGCATCCAGGGCGCTGCCTTTGAGTATGTCTACGGTGACGAGATCACCACCTGGGACGAAGGCGTGTTCCAGATGCTGAAAAGCCGCCTTTCCTGCCCCCACTCCCATTTTGACGGCACCTGCAACCCGGAAAGCCCCACTCACTGGTTCAAGAAGTTTCTGGACAGTGACGCTGACATCTACTGTCAGGCGTATACCATCGACGATAACCCTACACTTCCGGCCCAGTTCGTGGCCGATCTGAAAAAAGAATACACCGGCACGGTCTACTATAACCGCTTTATCTTGGGGCAGTGGATGGCCGCCAACGGCGTGATCTACCGCCTGCTGGCCGACAGCCTTGCCGCCGGAGATGGGCGTTTTTTCTGGCCTGTGGACAAGCCGCTGCACCCGTGGCGGGTACGCATCGGGGTGGACTTTGGCGGCAACGGCTCCAAACACGCCTTTGTGGCAACGGCCATCCTGCCGGGCTATTCCGGCGTGGTGGGGCTGGCTTCCCAGCGCATCGACCCTGTGGCGCAGGATGCCGACTTTCTGGCCGACCGACTGCTGGAGTTCTGCATGGCTGTCTTTGCCCGCTGGGGCGAGATCCAATTTATTTTCTGCGACAGTGCGGAGCAGACCCTCATCAACCACATCCGGGCAAGGCTCCGGCGCTGCAAGCTCAGCTGGCTGGCCGACCGGGTGGAAAACAGCGCCAAGATCCGCATCAATGACCGCATCCGCCTGACCTGCATCCTGATGGGCGGCGGGCGGTTCTGGCTGCTGCCGGAAGCTGCCACCCTCCGGGATGCCCTTGCCACGGCCTTGTACAGCGGAAAGCACCCCGGCGTGGACGAGCGGCTGGATGACGGCAGCACCGATATCGACACATTGGACGCTTACGAGTACACCATCGAGCGCGATTTCAAGAGGTTGACCAACACATGAACATCACCGCATTTCTGAACTACCTGAACAAGACGCGCGGGTGGGCCATCGATGCCGACTACTACGGCCACATCGCGACCTGGCGGCAGTGGTGGCAGGGCAGCGTGCCCAAGGTGCACACCCGTGCCGCTGAATACGCAAACGGCACCAAGAAGCGCCCCATTGCCTCCCTGCGGATGCCGAAACGGGTCTGCGAGGACTGGGCAAACCTGCTTCTGAACGACCGCACCACCTTCCAGATCAAGGACGCTGCCACCGCCCGGTATCTGCTGGGCGATGATGAGCAGCAGGTGGGCGGCCTGCTCCGGGAGCTGCACTTCTGGCGCAATGCCAACGCTCTGGTGGAACAGGCCTACTGGTCCGGCACCGGTGCTTTTGTGCTGAGTGCCGAAAACCTGACTGTCGTGAAAGGGAAAGCTGCCCCCGGCCCGGATACCCGCCTGAAGCTGGACTATGACCCGGCTTCCTGCATCCTGCCCCTGCGGGTGGAACGGGGCATCGTGACCGAAGCGGCCTTTGTCTCCGAGTGCATGATGGAGGGTAAGCCCGCGGTCTATCTGCAGACCCACACCGGCAATGAGACCCGGCGCACCATCCGCAACGAATGGTTCCGGGTAACGGATGGAGTTTCGGGTGCTCCGGTGTTTGAAGCGCTGCAGGCCCCGCCGGGCACGGCAGAAAGCATCACGGTGGAGGGTTCCCCGCCCTGGTTTGCCCTGTTCAGCCCGGCAGCAGTCAAGAACCTTGACGGCGGCACAGGGCTGGGCATGAGCGTCTTTGCCGAAGCGTTGGCCGAGGCCCAGGGCATCGACCTTGCCTTTGACAACTACCGGGAGGATATCCGGCTGGGCCACAAGAAGATCTTCTACTCTGCGGACATCTGCCGCAAGGTGGTGGACCAAGAGGGCGTGGAGCACTCTATTCCGCCCGATGACGATGTGCAGAGCCAGTTCGTCACCCTGCCCCAAAAGGAAGGGAGCCTTGACCAGTCCAGCGAATACCACGAATACAACCCTGACCTGCGGGTGGATTCGAACCACAAGGCTGTGCAGGATATGCTGAACCTGTTCAGCTTCAAGTGCGGCCTGGGCTGTCATCGGTACAACTTCGAGCGGGGCAATGTCACCACGGCCTCCGAGTACAACGGCAGCCGTCAGGATCTGGTGGCCAGCGCCAATAAGAACCAGATTCCCATCGAGGGGGCGCTGGTGGGCATCGTGCGGGCCATCCTGTGGGCAGCAAAGAACCTGCAGGGAGCGGAGGTGGACCCTGAAACGCCCATCTCTGTGGACTGGGACGACAGCTACATCACCGATGCCGAGACCCGGATGAGCCAGATGCGGGACGATGCCATGAGCGGCCTTCTGCCCCGGTACAAGTATCTGTCTGCCCGGTACGGGGTCAGTGAAGAGGATGCCCGCAAGCTGGCACAGGAAGCCGCTGACGAAAACAAGCAGCCTGAGCTGAGCTTCGGCGGGGGCGGCTGATGCTGGCCCCGGACTATCTCGACCACGCACCCGACCGGCTGGTGCTGCTCTGGCAGCAGGTCGAGGACGATATCCTGCGGGACGTGGCCCGGCGCATCTCCAAAATGGACACCATGACCCCCACGGCCAACTGGCAGCTTTGGCGGTATGAACAGACCGAAGCCCTCCGGCAGGACGTGGTAAAGAAGCTGGCCCGCTACACCGGCAAGAGCGAAGCCGAGATCCGGCGGCTCATGCAGAAAGCGGCCACCCGAGCCATGGAGGCCGAGGACGAGATCTACTACCACTACGGCAAAGAGCCCACGCCCTTTGCCGACAATGCCACCCTGCAGGCCCTGCTCAACGCTGGCTATCAGCAGACGGCAGGAACCTTCCACAACTTAACTGCCACCACGGCCAACACCGTCAGCGGCCAGTTTGAAGCCGCCCTCGACCGCGCCCATCTCAAGGTGAGCAGCGGTGCGTTCGACTACAAGAGCGCCATCAAGGGCGCGGTGGACAGTCTGGCCGACACCATGAAGTACGTCACCTACCCCACCGGCCACACCGACACGCTGGAAGTTGCCGCCCGCCGGGCGGTGCTGACTGGTGTGAATCAGACCGGTGCAAAGCTGCAAGTGGCCCGGGCCGACGAGATGGGGGTTGAGTTCTTCGAGACCACGGCCCACGGCGGGGCCCGCCCTTCCCACGCTGAGTGGCAGGGCAGGCAGTTCCACCGGGGCGGCGCTGTGGACTACATGGGCAAGCATTACCCGGACTTCGAGGCCGCCACCGGCTACGGCACCGGCGCAGGGCTTTGCGGCTGGAACTGCCGTCATACCTTCTTTGCCATCTTCCCTGAGCTAGGTGCACCGCCTGCATGGACGCAGGAGAGCCTGGAAGCCCTCAACGCCCGGGACATCGAGTACAACGGCGGCAAGTACACCCGGTACGAGATCAGCCAGATGCAGCGGGCCCGGGAGCGCACCGTGCGCAAGTACAAGCGCCGGTATCTGGCTGAGGATGCCGCCGGGGCCGACACCACCGCCAGCGCGGTGAAGCTCCGGCAGGCCCGTCAGGAACTGACTGACTTTATCAGCGCCACCGGCGGCAGCAGGGCCGACAGTGCCCGCACCAGCGTGGCAGGCTTTGGCAGGAGCGAGGCGGGCAAGGCCAGTTATACAGCCCGAAAGCAGGAACGTTTTGATTCTGCAAATGTGGAATTGCAACAGATGCGTGAAGCTGGTACAATAAAGGCGAAAGGCAAGTTGATTGAATCGCCGCCTGCACCCAATGAAATCAACTTTGCGAGCGAACACGTTCTGCAGCGCTGGGCAGAACGTGGCATGGGGCCGATGGATGCCGAACGCATTATCCGCTCTTCCAAAGTCGCAATGTCCCAGCGTAACGGAACACAGACCTGTTACTATTCCGAGTATGGTTTTGTTGCCATTGGGCAGAATGGCAATGTTTCCAGTATCGGGCCGCTGGATGAGGGCGGTCAAAAATTGATGGAGGTGGTTAAGAAGCATGGTATTCCGCACTAACGATACAGCAAAGCCGGAAGAATGGTTTTGCCCTATCTATAACCGCAAAATCGACTGCGGTTTGTGCTTTGAGGTCTCCAATATTGGCGATGATACTCTTTGCCTGAAGGGTGACGATAAGCCACCTTGCAATTGGGCAGAAGCCCATAAAACCTGCCTTAATTGTCCCCGTTATGCCGACTGGGACTGACCAAACCTAATACCGCAAGCGTCTTTGCCCAGCCGGGCAGGGGCGCTTTTTTCATGCCGTCTTAGCTCATTCTGGAAGAGCGCCGGTCTCCAAAACCGGAAGCGGGAGGTTCGATGCCTCCAGACGGTGCCATCGCAGAGGGCAGTGCGTACCCTGCCCACAACCGAACACGGACGGAGAACCGTGTCACCAAACCGTGGTTTCACCAACAGAAAGGAGTTTTTCCACCATGAAGCGTGAAGACGTGAAGAACAAGATCCCCGGCATTACCGAGGAGCAGCTGAACTGGATCATGGCCGAGAACGGCAACGATGTCAACCGGGAAAAGACTGCCGCCGAGCAGTACAAGACCCAGCTGGAAAACGCCCAGGCTCAGCTCAAGACCGCCCAGGACGGCCTTGCTGCCTTTGACGGTAAGAAGAAGCCCGAGGAATACGAGGCCGAACTGGCAAAGCTCAAGGGCGATATGCAGGCTCAGGCTGATGGCTTTGCCTTTGACAATGCCCTGAATACCGCCATTCTGGGAGCTAAGGGCCGCAGCGTCAAGGCGGTCCGGGCACTGCTGGATCTGGATGCCCTCAAGGGCTCCAAGGACCGTTCCACCGATATCTCCAAGGCTCTGGAAGAAGCCGCCAAGGCGAACCCCTGGGCCTTTGGCGAGGCGGCAGAGGGCGGCGCTGGTTCCGTTCACGTTTCCAGCGGCAAAGAGCACGGCACCCCGCCCGCCGGGGACGTTGATCCCGTGACCGCTGCCTTCAAGGCGATGAACCCCGATATCAACATCGAATGAGAGAAAGGATATTCTTATGGCACATGAAGCACAGGTCCGCTATTCCAATCTGGTCGACCTCAAGCTGCGCAAGACGCTGGTGAAGAAAGTCGGCGTGATCTGCAACAACCGCTACGAGGGCAGCCCCAAGGCAGGTTCCGTCAAGGTTCCCGTCCGTGACACCGAGGTGGTGGTGAACGACTACGACAAGGCCAAGGGTGCAAAGCAGACCAGCGGTGACACCACCTACCTCACCGTCAACATCGACCACGACAAAGCCGTGAATGAGATCATCGATGGTTTCGATGCAGAGAGCGTTCCCGGCAATCTGGTTGCTGACCGCCTGGACAGCGCCGGTTACTCTCTTGGCCTGCAGATGGATTCTGACGGCTCCGTGGAGCTGACCACTGCAGGCACTGCCTTCGGCAATACCACTGCCCTGACCGAAAAGACCATCTACGCCAACATCGTGGATGCACGCACTCAGCAGTCCTCCATCGGCGTGCCCACCGCAGGCCGCTGGCTGCTGGTCTCCCCGGACACCTACGGCCTGCTTCTGAAGAGCCCCGAGTTCATCAAGGCTTCCGACCTGGGTGACGCGGTCGTTCAGACCGGCGCTGTGGGCAAGATCGCAGGCTACACCGTGTTCGAGGATTCCACTCTGGGCGAGAACGTCGAGTATGTGGCCGGTCATCCCAACTGGTTCGCCGTCATCGACGAGTGGGCCGTTCCCGTCCACCTGCAGGATCTCTCCGGCTCCGGCGACTTCATCGGCGCATCTGCCGTGCAGGGCCGTAAGGTCTACGCCTACAAGGTCACCAAGGGCCAGACCATTCTGGTCAAGAAGAAGGCAGCAGCATAAGGAGGCCCCCATGCTTTACTGCACCTACGAACAGTACCGGGAAGCGGGCGGAACACTGGACGAGGCCGCCTTTGATACGCTGTGTGCCCGGGCTTCCCGGCTCATCGACCGACACACCTTTGGCCGGGCAGAGCCACACGCCAGGGCCTGTGCCGGGTGCGCCGCCCTGTTGGCCGATGCCTGCGTCCAGATCGTTGATGCCATGAGCGCCGCACAGAGCGCCTGTGCCGTGCCCGGGGCTTCCAGCGTGTCCAACGATGGCTACTCTGTCACCTTCGCCAGCGGGGCGCTTTCTGAGCGGCTTGCAGCGGAAGCGCAGGGCATCCTCTCCAACGCGCTGGGCAGCGACCCCCACGGCCTGCTGTATCGGGGGTGTTTCTGATGCAGTGCAGCGTAACTGTGGTGAACCTCATCCACGACACCGCCACCGAGACCGACCGGCCTGTCTGCCACGTCATCCCCGGGAGCAGCTGGCGGGAGAAGCTGGACACCTCCGGCGGCGACCCCCAGCGGACAGTCCACGTCCGTCTGCCCCCTGCCGCCGGGTATCTGCCCTATTTCCAGTGGGCAAAGCTCCCGCCCGAGGAAAAGGCCGCACACTGGACGCTCAAGCGAGGCGGCAAACTCATCTGCGGCGCTGTCCGCAGCCTGACCGAGGCCGAGTATGCCGCTCTCGAGAAAACACACATCTGCTGCACGGTGGCGGCGGTCTCCGACAACCGGGAACCGCTGCTGCCGCATTTTCATGTAGAGGGGAGCTGAGAAAATGAGCAAGCCTGTTTTTGATCAGCCATACGGCCTGCGCTACAAGGTGGACGGTGTTCAGATGCAGCTTTCCTGGCGGCCTGACTTCGGTGCCGAAAAGACTGCTGCCCTGCAAAAGGCGCAGTATGCCATGGCACAGGAAGCGGCCCGGCTCATCGACAGCTATGTTCCGCTGGACACCGGCACACTGAAAAACAGCGTGCAGACTGCTTCCAAGTATGACGAGGGCCTTTTGGTGTACAACACCCCTTACGCCCGCAAGCAGTATTACCTGCACGCCGAGGGCAGCGATCTGCGTACCTTCATGGGCAACAAAGAACGTGGGCAGGAAGCCGACAAGTACAAAGGTCTGCGCGGCTCCTACTGGGGCCAGCGGGCACTTGCAGACATGGGAGAGCATCTCGCCCTTTATGCGACCCGTGCCGTTACCATGTTCTGGGGAGGGATGGGCCACTTATGAGCGAGAAAGCCACCATCACGGCCATGCGGGAGTGGCTCAAGACCTGCCCTCTCATCGCCGAAGAACAGACCGAGAACGGGGCCGCATTCCGTATCTCCGGGCTTTCCCCGGAACCGGTGGCTGAATTCTCCATTGAGGATTCCCCCACAGACCCTGTGCTGACCACTTATTTCTCCGGCAGGAACATGGCCAAAAGCTATGTATTCCTGAGCCGCCGGGAATACAGCGAGGCTCAGAGCACCCAGATTGCCAACAGCGGCTTTTTTGAACAGCTGACCGACTGGGTGCTTGCCCAGAATGACCGGCATAACCTGCCCCAGCTGGAAAACCCAAAGCAGCCCATCAGCGTATCGGTCACCGCATCGGGCTATATCGTTACCAGCAGCGCCGGAAGCTGCAAAATGCAGATGCAACTCCGGCTCGTTTATTACCAACCGAAAGGAGTTTCAACATGACTGTTACTGAAGCTGTTACCGCCTCCGGCATCACCCCCAGCGCCGACTACAAGGGCATCGAGAACACCGATGACTTTGTGCTGGCCATCTGCACCGAAGCCAGCAAGAAGGATGCCGTTAAGGATTGGACTGTCTGTGCCGACCATGTGCGGGAGCACAGCGGCGCACTGAACGCTTCCACCTCTGACAATACCTACATCCGCACCGGCCCCGTTACCACCAAGGGCAGCGTTCAGCGCACCCTCACCATCAACGGCGACCGTTGCAAGGGCGATGCGTTCCAGGACTTCATTCTGGGCCACGAGATGATCTATGGCTCCGGCCAGAGCGTCATCCTGCCCTACATCTATTTCTCCCTGCGCACCGGCAAGGGCGAGAAGGGAGAAGCCGCATTCATCGTCACCAGCGACGTGGGCGGCTCTGCCGGCGCAATCGCCACCTTTGCCTGCGATGTAAAGGGCATCGGCACTCCTGCCAAGTTCGACTATTCTACCGCTGCGGCAGGCTGATCCTGCCCGTAGCTCTGTTCCCTCGTCCTGACCGGCGAGGGCTTTTTTGATAGGAGACGACCATGAAGATCTTTGATAAGGAATTTGCGTTTTCCAGCCTGAACGCCAACGATATCGAGCGGCTGGAGCAGGCAAAGGCAAAGCTGGAAAAGGCCGAGGAGGCCGAGCGTCAGCGTGCACAGCAGACCCCTAACATGAGCTATGCCGAGGGTATCCGCGGCCAGTGCCGCATCGTGGAAGCGTTTGTCGATGATGTGCTGGGCGAAGGTTCTGCGGCTGCTCTGGGGCTGGACGGCAATGACCTGGGCAAGGCCCTGACCGTAATGACCGAACTGACCCGGGCTGCCAATCAGGAAAAGCAGAAGTTCGACCCCAGCCTTCTGGCTCCTCAGCTGAACCGTGAGCAGCGGCGCAAGGCAAAGCACCGCCGTCATCATGGCTGACATCCTGCTGGAACCACTGCCTACCGAGTGGGAGGGCCGCGCTATCGACCCTGACTTCCGGCCCATGGTCTGGCTGTCGAACCAGTATCAGCGCAAGCGGGAGAAAAAGGACACCCTTGCCTTTGCGCAGGAAGCGTTCCGGCGCTTCTACCGGGAGCCGATCCCTCCCCAGCTGGCCCCGGAGGCCTATGAAAGCCTGCTGCGCTTTTACCACGGGGCTGACCCGCCCGGACGTTCCGGCGGCAAAGGCAGCGGTTCCGGTGAGCTTGCCATGGATTTTGCCTGTGACGCGGACTATCTGACCGCAGCTTTTCAGCAGGCTTACGGCATCGACCTTACGGCAGAGCGCATCCACTGGTGGCGTTTTCTGGCTCTGCTGCGGGGGCTGCCGGAGGAAACCACCATGGCGAAGATCATGTCCTGGCGCACGATGGACACCTCCGGCATGGAGGGCAGGCAGCGCCAGCAGTACGAGGACCTGAAGGAGACCTTTGCCCTGCCCAAAGAACTGCGGCACACCCGGACGGCAGTCACGGTGGCCGACCACAATGCCGCCTTCCTGCAGCGGCTCAGGCATGGCGATGATGAGGAGGTGAGCGCCCCCAATGGCTGATTTCAGTATTACGGGTGATGTCCGGCTGAACAGCGACCCGGCAGAGCAGAGCGTCAATAAATGGACGGTAGCCGCCGGGCAGATGATCGCCGATTTCGCTAAGAAAGCCGCCGATGCCCTGATGAGCGTGGTGAAGAGCGGTCTGTCCTACAACCGGGACATGGAGAGCTACCTCACCAATTTTAAGGTCATGCTGGGTGACGAACAGCTTGCCGCCGAAAAGCTGGAAGAGATCCGCAAAATGGCGGCATCCACACCCTTCACCCTGTCTGATCTGACTGAGGGAACCCAGACCCTGCTGCAATTCGGCATTGCGGCAGACGACACCACCAACGTGCTGCAGATGCTGGGCGACATTTCTCTGGGCAACGCAGACAAGATGCAGACCCTTGTCCGGGCCTATGGCAAGATGTCCAGCGCCCAGAAGGTCACGCTGGAAAACGTGAACATGATGATCGACGCGGGTTTTAACCCGCTCAATCAGATCTGCGAGGCCACCGGTGAATCCATGGCCGACCTGTACAAGCGCATCTCGGACGGCAAGGTGGGCTTTGAGGAATTGCAGGCCGCTGTGGAAGCCGCCACCAGTGAGGGCGGGCAGTTCTACAACGGTATGCTGGAAGCCAGTCAGACCTTCAGCGGGCGGCTGTCTACCCTGCAGGACAACGTGGCTGCCCTTACCGGCAAACTGACTGACGGCCTGTTCTCGGCTCTCGGCGACCTCATCGTCAAGGCCAACGAGCTGGTGGTCTCCATCACGGAGGATGACCAGAAACTGGCCAAACTGAAAGACACCATTGGTCTGGTCATCACCGTCGTCACCTCTGTCGGCGTGGCATTTCTGACCTACAAGGGCTACCTGACCGCCACCTCTGCCGCCACTGTAGTACAGACGGCAGCCACCACAGCCCTTGCCGCCGCACAGGATGCGGCCCAAAACGGTGCGACCGGCCTGGCTATCGCACAGGAAGTCCTAAACAAAACACTGAAAGCCAACCCCGTCGGGCTGGTGGTTTCTGTTCTGGCTGCTCTGGCAGCGGCCCTTGTGACTGCTTACCAGACCAGTGAGACCTTTCGGAACATCGTGAACGGGGCCTTTCAGGCTGTGGCGAACATCGCAAAGAGCGCCATCGGTGCGGCCATCGGATGGCTTGATAAGCTCAGTTACAAGCTGAACAGCTTCCTCGGGAAAGATGGCTATACCGGCTTTTCCAGCTACGATGACTACAAAGCAGACAAGGATGCACAGGCCGCAGCGGCCACTTCCAAAGCCAACCGGGAGGCCCGACACAAGGCAGCCCAGGCCGGGCAAGGCATCAGCACCAAGAGCTGGACGGAACTGCAAGAGGAGGCCAAAGCTGCACAAAAGACCACTGAGCAAGCGGCCAGTGCTGTTTCCGCATCCTCGAAAAAGGCCAGTTCTTCCGCCAAAAAGGCTGCATCTGAGGTAGTGAACTCCATTACCTCCACCAGCACGCAGATTGAGAACGGGGTCACCCGTACCACCGAAACGGTCCATGAGACCCTGAAAAACGGCACGAAACAGCAGAAACAGACCGTCACCGAAACCAGCCGTCAGATGGTGGACGGGGTCCTCTCGGACGTTAAGACCATCACCACTACAGCGGCAGATGGCACAAAGAAGGTCGCGCAGAGCATCGAAGCCGTCCGTGACGTAGTTTCTACGGTCACCGCGACCCAGACGGCCCTCGTGGACGGGGCCAAGGTCACCACCCAGACCACCACCGAGACGCTGGCAGACGGCAGCGAGCAGGTCAAGCGGGTCATCACCAGCACCGGCACTGAGGTCATCGAGGGCGTGCAGCACACGGTCAAGACCGTGACCACCATCGCCGCCGACGGCACACAGACTGTGGCAAAAACCATCGAGGATGCCGGGCCCCAGTACGGCAGCGTGGGTGAGCTGCTGACCACCCAGTTCCGCACCAAGCTCACCGAGGGCTGGGCGCAGATCCAGTCTGATATCCAGACGGATGCGCTGGGGGCCATCGAGACGCTGGCAACGGCCCTCAAGGATGGTGACCTCGAGAGCCTGGGCCTGTGGGCGGCCAGCTACTTCTGGCAGGCCTGCACCAAGGAGCAGCAGACCCAGATCAACAGCATCGCTCTGGGGGCCCTGAACCAGCTAGGCAGCGCTCTTTCCGGCGTGTTCGGGAACCTGAGCCAACTGGCCATGGGTCTGGTGGCGCAGTTTGTGCCCGCCGCAGCCAGCGCCACAGCCGGGCAGACCGCCCTGAACGTGGCCATGGATGCTAATCCGATTTTGCTCGTCATCTCCCTCATCGGGATGCTGGTGGGCGCGCTGATCAACTTCAGCGGCAAAAACAAAGAGGTCGCCAACGCTTTCCAGAATGTCTGGGCGGGCGTTGAGGACTTTATGAGCTACATCTTCGAGGGCCTGATGCGCATTGTGGCGGCGGGCATCGAGGGCTTTGTCATCCTCATCAACGGCCTGATTGCGGCCTATAACAGTGTCGCGTGGCTCTATGGCGGCACCATAGACTACATCAGCAATCCGGCCTGGGACTACGCCAACAAGATTGCTGCCGACCGCAAGGCCCGGCAGGCCGAGCGAAAAAAGCAGCAGGAAGCTGCCAATAACCCCAGCAGCTCCGGCACTTCCACCAAATCCCAGAAGGTCATCGAGAGCATGACCGACACCAGCAAGACCACCAATGCCGACGGCAGCACCGTGACCACCAAAGTGCTCACCGAGAAGCTGCAGGATGAGACCGGCAAGATCACCCAGCGGGTGACCAAAACCGTCACCGAGGCAGGCACAAAGCTGGTGGACGGCGTGGAGCGCTCCTACAAAACCGTGACCACCTATGTGGACGGCATCCAGACAAAGATTGAGCGCAGTCTGGATGACATCACCAAAACCACCACAGGCACAAAAACTAGCTCCACCACACCGACGGCCCCCACCCCGGACAAAGACCTGACCGACGCTGTGGAGGCCAACACCGAGGCTCTGCTGGCCGCAAACAGCAAGTTGGCCGAGATGGTGCGGCAAGCCAACACGCTGGTGCTGTCTGACAACATGGCCATCAGCCGGTCTGTGGCCGCTTCCGGCACGGCGCAGGTGGCCGCAGCCGCCAACAACTACCGCCGCGAGGGCGATACCACCATCATCCAGAACATTTACAGCAAGGCCCAGACGGCGGCAGACCTCCAGCGGGAAGCACGCTGGGAAGCCGACCGGGCCAAGGCCCAGAAACGATGAAAGGAGGGCTCCACAATGCCATTCAGAAAAGACCATTTGCAGCTGGTCACGGATGCCGGGGCCACTCTCGACATCGGGTGGGCCTACGGCACGCCCTACTCCCTCGACCCCATCAACGGCGTGGATGTAAATCTGCAAAAGGCGCAGGGAGTGAACCAGATCGGTGAAACGGTGGAGCGCCAGAGCGTGCCCGGGGTGAGCCGTGAGCTCATCATCCACTGCCACAGCCCCCACGGCGACGCGGATGCCGCCCTGCTGCTGGAAAAGCTGCCCTATTTCACCAGCGGCACAATGTACTTTGAGGATAGATTCTTCTGCCGTTTTGTGCTTTCCAAGACCCCCTACACAAAGAGCATCCACCCCTACCCGGTGCTGGATTTCATGCTCTTCTGCCCCAAGCCCTTCTGGTACAACTTGCAGGCTCAGAGCTTCTGCATCAACGGCTTTGTGCCCAGCTTCAGGCTGCCCATCAATTACAGCACGCCCCATCGGTTCGGCGTGCGCACCTCCATCGGCTGGCTGAATGCCTATAACCCCGGGGCGCTGGCGGTGCCCTTTACGGCCACCCTCAAGAGCGACGGCGCTGTGGTCAACCCCACCGTGCTGAACATCGTCACCGGCCAGAGCATCCGCATCCTGACCACCCTGACCCCCGGGCAGGTCATCGAGATCTACCGCACCACCACCGACAAGCTGGCCGTCAAGCGGACAGAGGACGGCACGGAGGAGAACATCTTCTCCCTGCTGGACGAAGATTCTGACCTACTGGAGCTGGCCCCCGGGGACAACCTGCTCAAGGCCACCGCCGACAGCGGTGAGACCAGCCTGCAGGTGACAGTGCGCTTTTATCCCATGGTGAGCGGTATTCTGCCGGAGGTGATCTCGTGACACTGGACGTTTTGGATGAACTGACCCTCGCCCGGCTGGGCCGGGTGGAGGTGTGGGTAAGCCTTTACTGGGACGAGCCCTACAACACCGAGGGCGAGTTCACGCTGGAGGTGCGCCCCACCGAGGAGAACCTGTCCCTGCTCCGGGAGGGCCGCTGGCTGCGCCGCAGCGACAGCGATGTGCCCATGCGCATCTGCCACCGGAGCAACGAGAACACCGACAGCAATCTGGTGGTCACCGGCTTCCCAGGAACGTGGATCTTCACCAAGCGGGCCTGTACCAGCATCGTGAAGAACGAGAACGCCGAAGCCGCCATGCGCAGGCTGGTCAGCGCCATGCAGCCATGGCCCAAGCTGGAGCTGGGTGCTGCTGTGGGCTTCGACACCACCTACACTGCACAGACCTCCGGCGGCAGCATCATGGACTACCTGATGACCATCGGCGCGGCTTGTGATCTGGGCTTCCGGGTGCGGCTGGCAGGCAAGAACGCAGACAAGAAGCTGCTGTTTGAGGTCTACCGGCCCACCGCCGATCCAAACAACCGTTTTTCCACCAAGTGGGGCAACCTGCAGCAGGCCGCGTGGGCCTTTGGCGACAGCGACTACGCCAACGTTGCCATCGTCCAGGGTGCTGGCGAGGGCGATGCCCGGGCCACCGTCACCGTGGGCCTGACGGATGCCATCGGTGCCGACCGGCGGGAGCTGTATGTGGATGCCCGGGACGTGCAGCCGGACGAGGAAAAGGGCGAGACCACCAAAAGCCAAGCCTACCTCGAGCGGCTCATGGCCCGAGGCACGAATAAACTGCTGGAACAGCTCCGCACCGGAAGCATCGAGCTGACCATCGATGCCGAAGGGCTCTCCCCCGGGGATGTGGCCTACTGCACCATCCCGGAGCTGGGCTACAAGGCCACCGTCCGGGTGGCCGATGTCATCACCCAAAGCCAGAGCGACAGCACCACCCGCACCGTGCGGCTGGGTACGCCGGTCTGGCGCAAGCTGTAAGGAGATGATCTTTTGAGCAAAATCGTTTTATATCCCGCCAACGGCTACGACTTCGATGCCGCAGACGTGGCGGCCTACCTTGCGGGCCTCACCTCGGGCGTGTTCAGCTCCGCTGAGGACTTCCCGGTAACAGCCGCAGGCGGGCTGAAGGTCACCGTGGGGGCGGGCCGTGGCTGGGTGCACCCCAGCCGCTTCACCGGCTACTCCATCACCAAGCGGGAGGCCGACACCCTGGCCATGCCGCTGGCCGACCCGTCTCTCCCCCGCATCGACCGCATCGTCATGCGCTATGATGCCGGTGCCAGAGCCGCCAGCCTGCAGGTGCTGCAGGGCACGGCATCCAGCACACCCACGGCCCCCGCCATCTCCCGCACCGAGCTGATCTACGACCTCTGCCTTGCCGAGATCACCCGCCCGGCAGGCTCCACCAGCATCACCACGGGCCAGATCGCTGACACCCGGCTGGACGAGGCGCTCTGCGGCATCGTGCGGGACAGTGTGACCGGCATCCCCACCGACGAGCTGCTGGCCGCTGCCAAGGAGCGCATCAACGCACTGGAGGAGACGGCCAGCGCCGCCGCCAAAGAGGCCGCCGCCAGTAAGACCGCAGCGGCACAGTCGGAGGCCAACGCCGAGACGTACAAAGAGGCCGCTGCCACGTCGGAAAGCAACGCCGCGGCCAGCGCCGCCGCCTCGGCTGGTTCCGCTGCCGCAGCCGCCCGGAGCGAGAGCGCCGCTGCGGGAAGTGCTTCCACCGCCGCCACCAAGGCCGGGGAGGCAGAGAAGAGCAAGACGGCAGCGGCTACCTCTGCTACCAATGCAAAAGCCAGTGAGGAAGCATCCAAGAACTGGGCGGAGGAAGCTAAAAAGGCGGCAAACACCGACACGACCGTCTCCATCAAAGGGGCCCCCGCCGATGCTGCGGCGACCCGGGCGCTGATCGAAGAATCCCTTGCCGCTCAGCGTGCGGAGGATTACGCCAGAATCAAATTCTGGGCCAGCAACGACCCCACATCCCCGGCAAGCTTTATCGGCGGCACATGGGAGCGCGTCGAAGGTGAATTCATCATGGGCGCTTCCAGTGCCTACCCTGTGGGCACCACCGGCGGCAGCGCCACCCACACCCAGACCGTGGCCGAAATGCCCAGCCACAACCATAGCGGGTCTACTGGCAGTGCAGGTTCACACAGCCATAGCGCATGGACTGGCGGTGCAGGTGGGCATAGTCATACAGTCAGTGCTGCAGTAACCAAAAAGCATGAAGTGAACAAGCTGGGAGTTAGTGGTGCCGATGGCTCCGGCACATATGGTTATACTTTCTCGAGTGGAACAGCTACCACTTCTTGGGTAGGAGACCATACCCATGGCGTTGGTATGAACGAAGCCGGTGCCCATACCCATACCGTGAGTATCGGCAGAACCGGCAGCGGGCAGGCAATGAGCATCCTGAACCCTTACTATGCCGTGTACATTTGGGTGCGGGTGGATGATGTCGCATGAAAGGAGCGCACATGAAAATCATTGACGAGACTGGCATTGTGCTGACCACTGAGCCGGATCTGGAAGCGGGCTATCTGGTGGAAGATGTGGAAGTTGTTCACCATGATGCCGTAGAGGGCACAGCTCCGCAGTGGCACAGAGAGATCGCAAAGCTGCCGGACGGCTCTCTCGCCATCTACTACCGGGATGGTAAAGAGATTGGCCGGGACATGGTGAAGGTCATCGATGTGCCAGGTGTTGACCCTCAGCCCGCCTGGGATGAGAAAGTGCCGGTGATGCGGTACATCCGCTACACCGCCGAAGAGTTGGCCCAGCGGAAAGAGCAGGCCGAAGCCGCCCGGAAGCGGCAGGAAGCGCTGGATAAGCTGCCGGAGACGCTGGAAGCGCTGAAAAACGAAAACGAAATGCTGAAGCAGTGCTTGCTGGAAATGAGCGAGACTGTCTATGCGTAAAATCACACAAAAAATCGAAAGGTTGGTAATTATGATGGCTATGTTATGGGCACAGGAAATTATGTCTGCTGAGACTGCGGAGGAGGCAAAGGCTCTGTATGAGCGCTGCCCCCGCTTGCTGAAGGAGAAGGTCAAGGCGATTCTCGTCAAGAGCGGCTTTGAGGAAATCACACAGTAAGGAGGCGCAGAGCAATGGATGATCTGAAGGTGCGCATCACACTGGGTGACACGACCCTGGAGGGAACATTGGACGAGCTGCTCGAGAGCGGAACTTTCAAAATGGAGTATGACCAGGCAGGGCTTAACAAGATCGTGCAGGAAGCTGTTGCCCTACAGAGAGCTGAGTATCAGAAAGACCCGCAGCATTACCATGTGCATACCATGACCATGGACGAGCTACCGCATCATCCCTGCACAACAGAACCGGGAGCGCATACATTCGGTGGTGAAATGTATGGGATTCGACAATTCCATGCATGGCCAATCTGCAGTGGAAAGCATGTCACGATTTGGCCCAATGATGATGCCGGTACGAGTTGGCGAGTTTATGTGGGAGGCACTTTGAATACTGCAGAGGAGGCGCAGAGCAATGCCCAGAACCATACTTGACGTTTCCCGCTGGCAGGGCCGCATTGACTGGGACAAGGTCAAGAAAAGCGGCAAAATCGACGGCGTGATGCTGCGGGTGCTGGGCAGCAAGGGCGGCAAGCCCTACGTTGACCCGGCCTTCGAGCGCAACTATGCCGCGTGCACGGCGCGGGGCATCCCGGTGGGCGGCTATTACTACAACTGTGCGGTCACGCAGCGGCAGACGGAGGAGGAGCTGGCCGCCCTCAAAACAGCTCTCCGGGGCAAAACGTTCCAGCTGCCCCTTGCCATCGATGTGGAGGACCCCCGCCTGCGCTCCCTGGCCCCCGCAAAGCTTTCGGCCCTGGTGGCCGAAGCCGCTGCCCAACTCGAAGCGTGGGGGCTGTATGCAATGGTGTACACCTACACCAATTTCGCGGATACCGCCCTCGACATGGCAGCCCTCGCTGCTTACGATCTGTGGATCGCGGACTACCGCGGCACGCGCCCCACCCGCAAGCACGGCATGTGGCAGTACACCAGCAGCGGCAGGGTGCCCGGTATCTCCGGCCCCGTAGACCTGAGCCATGCTTACAAGGACTATGCTGCCATCATCCAGCGGGCCGGGCTGACGAAAGTGAGAGGAGCATAAGTGATGAGCAAGAAGCTTTTTATCAGCCAGCCTATGAACGGCCTATCGGACGAGCAGGTGCTGCAGGAGCGTGCCGCAGTGATCGGGAAGGCAAAGGCCGTGTTTGGTGACGATGCGGTTCCTCTGGAAACGTTCTTTGAGGACTTTGGCCCCGATGCGAAGCCGCTGGATTATCTGGCACGCAGCATCGAGTTTCTGGCTAAGGCTGACGTGGCGGTTTTCGCCCCGGGCTGGGAGTACGCACGCGGCTGCCGCATTGAGCGGCAGTGCGCCGAGGAATACGGTATTCCGGTAATAGAGGTGTGAGACCGATGTGGCAGTTTATCACGGAGTATTGGGCCGGGTGGCTCTGTGCTCTGATCGGCGGCGCGATCCTTGCCGCCATCCCCAAGATCAAGGCCCTGTGGGACGCGGTGCTGGCCCTGCTGCATGACCGCATCTATACCGAGTGCTACCGTTTTATGGAGCTGGGGTACATCACCCGCGACGGCCTGCGCAACCTGAATTACCTCTACAAGACCTATCATGTGATGGGCGGCAACGGCACCGGTACGGAATTGTACAAGAGAGCCTGCGCTTTACCCATCCACGACTGAAGAAAGGAACTGACATTATGAACGCACACATCACTGAGAACAACACCCCCGCCATCCCCGCCGCAACCATCGCCCGCACCGTTGTGCTGGCACTGGCCCTCGCCAACCAGCTGCTGAGCGCAGCAGGCAAGCCGGTGCTGCCCATCGACAGCGCCAGCGTGGAGCAGTGGGTGACGGCTGGCCTGACCACCGCTGCCGCCATCTGGGCATGGTGGGAGAACAACAGCTTTACTCCTGAGGCCATCCACGCCGATGAGCTGCTGGATCAGATGCAGGGGAAGATCAAGTAA